CAAATTTCTTATCAGACATTTCTCTAAGCTTTTTGTAAGTTTCCATATTTAAAGCTATGCTTTTAAATTTATCCGTGTCCATTACTTAACTCTCCAAACTTGCTGGATCAAAAGCAGTACCAGCGTTATTTTCTTCAAGTGGTTCTACTCGGTGCATCCAATAATAAGGTGCATCTTTAGGAAGCTTTCCAGCTCCAGTAGCAGCAGCTTTATATCCACCAATTCTAAACTTTTGACCATCAGGTAAAGTTATTGTTCCTTTGATGTCATAGCTTTTGGGATTTTCCTTATTGTCATTTGGAAATATTACTCCAAGTGATTTTCGTTCTGGTTTTTGTTCATCCATTTTTTACTATTCCTTTGGTTTCAAGTTGAGTTTTAATCTTGTTAAAATCTAATAAAAATTTTGAATAATACTTTGGACTTAAATCTTTTAAGTCTTGCATTGTGTTTTTATTATCTGATAGCCAAGAGTTATACGAGCCGATGTGGGAAACCTTGCCAAGATCGACTAATGCTGATGTAAGTTTTTTCTCACTTTCAACAATTTTGTTTTGAACATTAATTGCTTGATCAACCTCTTCAGCTGATGCAATATTGTCATTTGTAATAGCTAGAAATGCAGCAGCTCTACCAACTGCTGATGTTTCGCAATTTTCTATAGCTGATGTATTATTTATTCTTGATGCAGCTCTAAACTCCTCTGCAAGACCTGATGCTACATGAGCACCATTTATTGATATATCTGCTTTTACGACTACTCTTTTTTCGTCATGGTGTAAAAGTTCAGTTCTAATATCTAAATCTGAGCCTATGTTTCTTCTTAGTATTGCTACTCTTGGTGCGACTGTTGCGTAGTCTTTGCCATGAATAGCTGTAGTTGTACTTTTAAGATTTTTCTTAAAATCATTGATAGACTTTATTAACTTATCTTCTGACATTTTTTTCTCCATATTTTTTACTGGTTGATTGCTTATTATTTTATCAATTTCGTTAGATAATTTTTTAACAGCCATTACATTTAACAAACTGTTTTCTCTCCATTGCTTTCTTTCAAGTTGTATTGATTTTTTTTCTGATGACATTTTATATTGAGCTCCAAATTTTTTTAGCTTTCGCTAAATATTTTTGACCAATGTTCCAGTAGAAACTTTCAAAGTCTGGATCAACGTCTTTAACTATTTCTTGTAAAATCATGTCTGGTTCATCAAGATCTATATGCCTTGCAAGTAATCTCTCAATTCTCAAACAATCTTTAACTAAAAGTTCGTAATAATTATGTAAATTTTCTGGTTCAAGATCTGCACAATTCTCTTTTGTAAAAACTTTAAAACCGTCTGCTGTTACATAAATTAATTTTGGATTGCATGGCTGTTTGACTTCTGCATAAAAACCTAATTGTTTAAGATGGTTCTTACTTGGGAAGGATGGCAAACGAGCCGAAGCAAATGATCTCGTACCATCCTTCTTAATTTTACCTGGCGATTGCCAAGTAGTTTTCAATTCAAGGACCGAAAGGAACAGAGCATCGTTACCATGATGTATCGATGTTGCATCAGAAGATTGCTCTTTTGATTTAAAATCCTTGAAGTGAAGATCGGTTCTTCCAACTATAGGAAGTGAAAGTCTTTTATCAACGTGATTGATGCTATCTTCTGCAACTACTTCTGTTGCATTACTTGCACCTAGTTGATTAAAAACTATAAAAGCTTGTTGTATTGTTTGTGGTATTGTTTCTAAATATTTTTCTTTTTTATCTTTGTCTTTGTCATTGACTGGAACATAAGTTGAAAACTTTTCCATTGCTTTTTCAATAGCTTCTTCTTGTGATAATTTAATATGTTTGTGAGGTGCTAGTTTTTTTTGATTAGGATTAAAAGACCAGATTGTATCTGCGTAATGCCAAGCTATAGCATCACCAACAGCTATACCAGCCGCCATGTTTGCATTACCATCAAACATACGTCTATCTTCTTGAGAACAAAATAATCTTGAGTAAACGTAAAAACCTAAAGGTAGTTGCGCTGCTGATGGTGAGTGATGATTAATATTTAAAAGTTCGTTAAGTTTTGTAAAACCGTCTAATCTTAAATCTTCTAAAGGATCTTGAATTTTATTTTTTAATATCATGGAATGATTGATATTCCGATGTATTAATATTTGATATGTGAGGTTCTCTTGCTTGTGGGTGTTTTGCTAATTTGTATGACTTTTGTTTGTTCTTGTAGTTTCTCTAGTTTCGCTAGTTTCACTTGCTTGGAACATTGAATTATTTATCCATATAACTACTGATTTTCTTTGATACATTATGATCAAACCGTCTTGTAAGTACATTGGACCTCTTAATTTACCTTCGTCTCTGCTGCACTCTCTTAGATATTTTAATTTGTCTTTGTCTATACCAAATTCTTTTTGTACTTCTACTGGAGTTAAAAACTTTTTTAATTGTTGCGGAGTATAATCTTTTATTTCAAGCAAGTTTCTTTTCCTTTTTTATATCTAAAATTTCAGCTGTAATATTTTCTGGTTTAAAAGATTTTATAATTGAAACCGTTTCAGGCCTTACATCGCTCTTAATTATTTTATTATCAGCAGTTGGATCTATATTTAATATACGTTTTTTAGTTCCATATATTTGATAGATACCTAAATAATATCTGTAATCATCAATTAAATAATCATTTTCTTGTGGTCCAGCTAATATTCTCTCTCTAACATAACAAAGTTTATTATGAGCATGAGTGTCAATGACATTTTTATGATCGTAATAAGCAATCCAATTATTAAAAGGAGAAGTTTCTGGTCCTACAACCTTAATAGCTTTTAAATCTTCTGAATATAATTCTCTTGGTGCTTCATGTGTTTCAAAATAATCTGGAATAAATACTTTACCGTTAGTTAAAGTTACGTTAGCCCAGCAAGTCATTTGAGGTGGATCAAACATCAATGATGCTGGATCTACATTTAATTTTTCAGCATATTCAATAGCTTTCTTTTTTGTAAGCTCAAGATCACCTTTTAATATTTTGTATAAAGTTGAAATACCTTTTTCTGTTGCAATGTCTTTAACGTTTAAATCTTTAGTTAAAAATAAATCATTTAAGATGTATGCGGTATCATTTTTAGTTTTGTTGGCTGCTTTCCATTGTCTGTTAAGCTGATTACGTTCAGTATGTTTTAAATATCTTGATGCTTCTTTATAAACTTTGCTTTCAACACCGTTAATAATTTTTTTACCAATGTTTTCATATTCAATTTGAACATAAGCTTCTGGAATTATATTTATTTTAGTAGGTGCTTTTCTTGTAACAATAAAACTTTTTTTTACAGTATCTAAATCTGCATTATAATAATCTTCAAAATTTTGAAATGGGTTTACACCAATATGTTTTAATTTAAAAAAGACTGAAGCTTGTTTTTTCATTTAAAATCAAATCTTTTAATTATAGTAATATATTTTTGAAACCTTATAATATTATGAGCATAAAATTCTTTTATTAATTGTTCTGATGGTCTTATGTTGATAATTTTTTTATTATTTAAAACTTTGTCATGTGGATCTAAAACAATAAAAGATTTATTATTTAAACAATCTTTAAGCACTTTTTCTACATGACGATCAGATTTCTTAATATATTTCTTCAATTTTTCTAAATAAATTGGCTCTTTTTTTGCTGAAAAATAAATTATGTAATTTAAAATATTCCACCTATAAGGATCTTGGACAAAATATTTCATAATTGGAAATTTTTTAAAAGATTTAATAAAAGTTAATTGTTCTCTTGCAAATGTTGTTGATAAACTAAAAGCGTTTTCCGAACTTAATAAAACACCTATTCTTTTAAAATCATTTTGTGAGTTTTTAATTATACAGTTCAATCTTTCATTAAAAATATTTTTAGTTTTTTGGTTCATGGTAAATTATCCTTTCAACCACAATAATAATAAAAAAAAATTTTTTGTTTTAGAGAAACTTTTTCGGTAATTTTGATTATTTAATCTATCCAATAACATAGGACTTATTTATACGTTAATATAATTAATTCAAGTAATATTCTCTGATATGAGAAAATAATATTTGACAATCTATCTTGGTCTATTAATGGCTTAAAACATGGTAAAACAAGTCTATTTTAAAGGCGTAAAGTTCTCTGGTTATTCAAATTGGCACAGAAAACAGCATAATTTACTAAATTTCTCAGATATTGACCAAGTTTCAGCTTGTAATTCTTGTCTAACACCGCTTTTTCTTGCAGAAACAGTATTCGATAATGGTCAAGGCTGGAATAAAAAACATAAAGTAACAAAGCAATTAGCAGAAATGGCTGGAATACCAGCTTTTATTGTTTGGTATAAATTAATTGAGGACCAGATGGTTTATGTTCATATTAAAAAAATAGCTCCAGATTATAAAAATGGTTTTGCTTCAGATCCAATAAAATTATTGCCTGATGAATGGTTACAATTTTTAGAGCACAAACAAGCAGAGCATTATCCACATTGCAGAAACAAAACTTTATTTCTTAAAAAATTAAATGAAGATCCAATAGCAAAAACTAGGAAAGCTTATGCGTCAATTCTATATTAGTGATCCAGCAGTATTTGACCTGGAAATAACACCATTTGATTTTAAGTTATATTCTTATCTTTGTAAAAACTATGATCTAAAAAGATTAACACCGTTTGTCAGAATGATTGACTGCGCTGATCACTTTGTTGTTCCATTGCCAAAAATTAAAGAAGCTTTGCAAAGATTATCTTTAATGAATATTGATTACAAACCGTTGATCACACATAAGAACTTCACATACTTTGATATGCCAAGATACAAACATTTCCTGGAGAATATTAAATTTAAGAAAGATTATTCCAATAAAGGATTTAATAAAGTTAAGCAGAACGTTTACACTTATAGGAACGGTAACTATGACTATTGAGGTTCAGCTTAAAACCGCTGTATATGCCTTCACAAACCTTGTTAGTCTAATTGATGAGGCAGCAAGGACTGAACGGTTCTTGAGTGGTCCTAAGCCTCCTAGAGCGGCCAGTATGTATGATTTGCTGGCTACTAGCTATATGCAAGGAGACTGGGCTTATTACGAAAAGCAATTACTAAAGTTAAGAGCAACACCGAAGCAAATTACACGTTGGGAGTTTGCAATCGAAGCTCTAATTGCGGTGGATGCTGAAATTTCAGAAGATCCTATACTTGATAGACAAATTATCTGGATGAAAGCTAACAGATATAAATGGACAGCTATTGGTAAACACTTTGGTTTTACAAGACATCAAGTTAGAAATAGGTATGAGAAAGTCCTAAGTAAGTTGTGTAATAAAATTAAAAATAATAATAAAAAGTATTGCAATCTTAACACTATATTGTACTTAATTAATTAATCTCCAAATCTTTTTATAAAAATAATAAACATAGTAAACAAAGTTATTATCCTAGTATTGATTATCTATCTTTGGCTAGTATAATAATAACTACGTAGCTAGTAAAACCGTTCTAGTACGGATTTAAGTATATATAAATAAATATTCATACATTCCAAAACCGATTATGGCAGCAAGACATAAATATAGATTGCAATGTCAAACTATAAATAAACAAAACAAACTACCTTGCAAAGCCTCTGGTATTAGAATGAATAATGGTAACATCAGATGCAGAATGCACGGTGGGTACAGCAACGGACAAACAACAATAGAAGGCAAGATAAAAGCTTATAAGAATTTACCACAATTTAAAAAACTGAATGACGAAGAAATTAGAGCTTACATCGCAAGTAAGCGATGACATCGAACGACTGCTAATGAACGGAACTAGCCTTGTTGCTATTTGCCAAACCAAAGGTAGTCCAAGCTTATCTAAAGTATATGATTGGATGCGAACTGATAAAGAGTTCTCAAACAAGATAATGAATGCAAGGAAGATAGCAGCTCAAACATATCTTGATAAGATGATCATTGAATTAGAGAATGCAGATGCGAAGAACATAGCTGTAACGAGAGAGAAGCTAATACATTACAGATGGTTAAGTAGTAAACTGATTGGCATCTACGGAGACAAGCAACAAGTCGAGGTAGATCAGAAGATAGAGATTAAATGGAACAATGCTGATGAGGATAAGACATTCGAGAATGAGATAAAGAATGTGTCAGATGTCGGTAGCTAGGACACAAACATAGTTCTTGCACACGACATGAGGTTCGAATGATTCTAATTAGCAGACAATATATAAAGCATTAGCACCAGTACCAGCACTAGAATTTAATTAAGCTTTTGTTTACCTGGATAGAGTAAAGGAATTAATATCTTTGTTCTAGTTTTCCAGGAAATATTTAACGTTTTTTGCAAGAGGCCATACCCCAAAAGTGAGCCGCCAGGTCTATTACATAAATTACCGATAATTAAAACAAACAGACAAAGACATGAACAAATTTATCAAAGACAAATATAAGAATGTGACCGCTATAAGCTTCAAGGCTTATGACAACGAATTATTAATAAGCTTTACTGGATTTGAAGAGGAAGAAGATGTCTACGAGTTCTGTGAGTTTGTATTTAACAAGATACATATGAACTCTAATTTTGGCGACAGACCACCGACAATTCATTAACCATGCTAAACCTAATTAACGAATTAAGATTTAAGATTGAAATCTATTG